AGCGGCGGTGCAGTCATGAGATACATCGCCGACCTGTTTGCGCTGGTGGGGCTCGTTTGCACCATCGTCGTGGTGGGGTTCTACATGGGCTACGCCACCTACCAACCCAAGTGCGGCAACATGCTGGCCGTGTTTACCAAGGAGTGCAAATGATTCCAACATCCAGACTGCGCTTTGTTGAGCGCGATGTATTTATTTTTGTTGCTACGCCAAAAACAGTCCGCATCCTCCAGCAGTGGTGGCAAACAAATAACACCATAAATCTTGGGTTTGGCGGGGACATACCAATAGGCGAAACAAAAGGCGAATGGCGCGATGTACCACTTGAGGAGGAGCAAGCATGATCGCCATGGTGAAACGACTGCTGACCATGCCGTCTCCGTTGGAGATGGCGGCGCGTGAGCTGATGCAGGCCCAGCGGGCAAAGCTGGAGGCCGAGAGCGCACGCGAGTACGCCTACCACATGGTCAACTACAACGACGACCGCATTGCGCGGCTGCAGGACCGACTCAACGAACTGAAGGAGCAATCATGAACGACGATGACGATGACGATGACGAAGACATGCTGGTCAGCCTGTTGTTCACAGTGTTGACCGTTGCCGTGGTGCTGTTCGTAGTGGGCGGCGTTGGCATTACTTTATGGAGTCTGCTCACATGATCCAAACCATTTTCATCCCGGTCCTTTTTGTCTGCATGAACAACAACTGCGAATTCATGCAATCACAAACGTGGTTCAAGACTGAACCGCAATGCCGCGCTGCGGTGGAATTGCAGAAGGACAATTTACGCAAGATGGCCGCCAAGGGCGACGCAACGATCACCCTGATCGAGGGCACTTGCATAACTTTACGAAACGGAATGCTATGAAAACTGAAGCCCAAAAAGTGTGGGATGCACTGAAGAAAATATACGGGAAGAACCTAGCCGCAGCGGTTGTCAATGTATTGATAGTGGAAGAAAGCAAGCTGCAATATATAACCGTAGTGCTGCCGGGTGACCTAAAGGAGAAAGCAAATGAAAACACCTGAAGACGAAGCGTTTGATGACCTTGCCCGCAGGCAGGGCGCGTGGGGCGGTGGTTATCAAGCCAAGCGCCAAGCGGCAATGGACAAAATCAATTCCCACTTTGATGCGGCGTACAAGAAGATGCATGAAGACCGCGCTATGTACAGCGACATCGTGTCCGATGGAGGCTTAGACCCGCGCAACAAAATGGATGCACAGCCAGCGCACTGCCAATGCACTGCCTGCAAAGACGGAATCATTCACGCAAGCGACTGTGCGGTGCATAACGGGCCAGCGTACCCTGCGGGTGAGTGTGATTGCGGTGTAGCGCACGATCCTGACGCCCTGACCATTGCATACCAGTCGGGCTTTTACGACGGCAAGAAGGCTGCACTGGCCACGCGTGAGTGGAACTTTTGCGAACGCTGCGGCAAGCGCACAAAGGACTTGACCACCATCCACACTTGCACACCGCCACAGGAGGGCACATGAATACTGACGAAACTTATTTGGGGGATGGTGTGTACGTTAGTTTTGACGGTTATCAAATATGGCTGGCAGTCAACCACCACGAGAACAAAGTGATTGCGTTGGAGCCTGATGTGTTTGCCCGTTTGTGTGAATACGTTGTGTTTTTGGAGGAGAAAACATGAACCGCATCGAAGAAGACGACGACATACAGGACTACAAAAAGCCGTGGGTTGGGCTGACCGACCAAGAGTCCATTGACATCATCAAAAAGGACGACAACTACAAGTACCCCATCAAGCTCTTGCAGGCGGTGATGGATGCATTGAAAGCAAAAAACTCATGAACATACTGCAATACCTGAACGGCCTACGGCCAGCCATACCTATGTCCGCCGAGCGGCCTTGCACCCCTATGAGCAACGGCGAACTGCGCAGGCACATGCTGCAGGGCGCTGTACTCATCAACGGCGAGACGGTGACCCCGGACGAGCCGATGGACTTCCCCGTTTTTTCGCTGGTGTTCTTTCCGAATTCCAAGAACCGCAGAACCACGATCGTATGATTTGCCCCACCTGCAACGCGTGGACCCGCACGCTCGAGACGCGGGAGAAGCCCGGCCACCAGACGTACCGCAGGTACGAGTGCGCCAACGGGCACGCCATCAAGACCATGGAGGCCGTGATCGTTGTGCCTGCCCCGGTCACAAGGGCCGACGAGGTGCGCAAGATGATGCGGCAAGACTACCTCGGCGGCATGACCGCGTCCCACTTAGGGCTCTGCCTTGGCATGTCCACGCGCTTGGCTAGGGAAATATTCGTGAGGATGCGGGACGCCTACGTCAAGAGCTGGATCGTCGAGAAGGACAGGTGGGTGGGGGTGTGGGCCATCGCCGCAGACATCGAAGACGTCCCACGCAACTGCCCGAAACCAACAATGAAACCACCGAAAGCAAAAAAATGAAAACTGAAGAACACGTCGTTCTAACCGGGTTTGCTGAACCGGATACGCGGGTCACCATGTCAATAAAAACCCGTGATGGTGAAATTAAATTCATTGCTGGAGAGAACTTTTGTTACGGTTTGACTAGCCCTATAAAAAGTGGCGGTGGAATCACCATGGGCGACGCGAATAGGCAGTGGCTGCACGAGCACTTGGACAAATGGATAGACGACAACATTGAAAGAACCAAATGAGCACCGAACTGAAATCAGGGATAGAGCAGGCCGTGGCGGCCGCAGGGTCGCAGGCCAAGCTGGCCGACATGCTGGGCTGCACGCAGCAGAACGTCAGCTTCTGGGTGCGCCAAGGCTACGTGCCCGTGGAGCGCATCCGGGAGATAGAGCAGGCCACCGGCGTGCATCGGTCTATACTGATCGACCCGGAGTTAATAGACCTGCTGTCACCAACAGCGGACCTATAATCGTTTCGGAACACGGCTAGGTGCGAAGTCATGAGCGCACCGAAAAGCGAACTACCCACGCAGCCGTTGTTCACTTTTTATTTGGGTACGTTTGGGTATAAAAATGACACAGACAACACCAGACCTGCCACCAATCGGGCAGGTATTCAAGCCGCAGCACATCCCGCAGCAGCTCAAGGACATGCGCCGCTGGGCCCCATGGAAGGCCGTGTGGAACGAGACCCGGCAGAAGTACGACAAGATCCCGTACCACCCTGACCACTACGGCCTGAGCACCAAGGACGTCAAGCGCTGGGTGGACTTCGACACGGCCAACAGCTCCCAGCGGCTCAACCCCGGCAAGTACAAGGGCGTGGGCTTCGTGCTCACCGACATCACCCACGTGGTGGGCATCGACCTCGACAACTGCGTGGAGCACGGCAGGATCGCCGACTGGGCTAAGGAGATCATCTTCGCCGTGGGCAGCTACACCGAGTTCAGCCCCAGCCGCAAGGGCATACGCATACTGGCCACCGGCACCTTCCACACCGACTGGAACAACCACGACGTGGGCATCGAGGTCTACGCGGGCCACGCGCCCCGCTTCCTGACCATCACGGGCGACGTGTCCCATGACTGGCCCACCCCTATGCGTATGGCCCCGGCCGAGGTCCTCAGCTCCCTGCACAGCCGCTACGGCCGTGGCCGGGCCACCGCCAACGTGATACCCATCCAGATGCCCGAGCTGATCCCGGACGTCTTGCTGCCCGACGTCGGGGACATGGACATCCCCGAGGCCACCAAGGACATCTTGTTGCACGGCCCGGACGAGACCGAGGACCGGTCGCTGGCCTTGCACCGCACCGGTGTGCAGCTCTACAGCGCGGGCTACAGCGACGCCGAGGTCCTGTCCATACTGGCCAACAGCCAGCCCCTGTTCGACGTGGCCCTGTCCCACCGACGCATGGACGACGAACGCGCCCTGCAGTACCTGTGGGTCGAGCACTGCCAGAAGGCCAAGCCCAAGGCCGTCACCAAGGACTCGGTCATGGCCGACTTCGAGGACCTGTCCGCCGACCCCGAGGTGGCCGCCCAAACAAAAAAGTCCGAGGAGGCTAGAGCCAAGGCCGAGGACCGATTCAAGCTGGAGACGGCAACCGAGTTCGCCCAGCGCCGCAAGGCGTCGTGGATCGTCAAGGGCGTGGTGCCCATGGCCACGCTGGGCGTGATCTACGGGGCGTCGGGCTCGGGCAAGTCGTTTTGGCTTTTTGACCTGATGGCCGCCGTGGCCCGCGCGCAGGCCGTGAAAGACACCGCCGAGGCCGTGCAGGCCCTGTGGCGTGGCAAGAAGATAAACCCTGCCCGCGTGTGCTGGATCGCCGCTGAGGGCGTGGAGGACATGCGCAAGCGCGTCTTGGGCTACTGCACCCACCAAGGCATCCTGCTTAAAGACCTGCCCATGGAGTTCATCGGCGAGGCACCCAACTTCATGGAGGTTGTGGACGTCAAGGCCGTGATCAAACAGATACGCGCCCGGGGCAAGTTCGACGTGATCGTCATCGACACGCTGGCCCAAGTGATGGCGGGCGGAAATGAAAACTCAGGCGAGGACATGGGGCAGGTGCTGGCT